TATTAAGAAAACTGCATAAGATATTTTTTTTTCTTGTACTCGGGGCCCTAATCTGTTCCATATTAGAGCCTCCTCATGGAAGTTGCGCTTGGGCGCTTTGTCGTGCGGTCCCTAATTTGTTCCAAATTAGAGCCAACGTGTTCACGGCGATCCGTGCAGTGGCGCGTCCCTTGTTCATCTACATGGTAGCTGCGCTGCTGGGGGGGGGCTGTGTACTCATGGTTTTGTTTTAGTCGTGACCGTTATCTGACGGTTTATGTTTTGGTCGTGACCATTCGTGGTATTTTTTTAGTTAGAAGGCGTGACTAACACTCGGAACCCTTTTAGTCACACTCGGAACCCTTTTAGTCGTGGAGAGGCATTGAGATTTTCATTTCTTTCGCTCACAATCCAACAAAAGTGGGCTTATGAACATGTGCCGTCCAATCCTTCACCTCACTGCTCACAATGGCGTTCGCGAGATCGATTTGTCGAAGTCTTTGAATGCGCTTGCGATGCTCAACATGACTGGTTTTTACAACGACGCGGATTATTATGGTATCAAACTCTGGATCGATGCGTATATGCAGTTGGCGAACGCACCTATGCCATCGTCGGTCACTTTTAAGTCTCCTTGTCGTATCGAACCCGTCAATTTTATCACTTTGTGCAGCGATTTGGCAGATGAGTGGGCGATCAATGAGGGGCAGCAAGAGTTACAGGGGGAAGATCCCGCAATCTGGGCAGATGAAGTGCTTTCTATCTCTGATTTTACCGTTAGTATCGACGATTTGGGCACTATTGCCCTAGAAGACGTGAACTTAGATAGTTTTTTCAGCAATGACGTGGAAATCATGGATGATTCTTCCGTAATTAGCGAAATTGTAGAGATTTAAGACTAATATTAGCAAAACAACCGTTATTTTAACGTCTATTTACGCGTATATTTAGATTTTGTGTACTTTTTACTACCGGTCCTAACCTTTTTCTTTCCTTTCCTAGCCTTAAGGAATCTTCTTCGTCTGTCCTCGTCATCCTCTATGATAGCCGGCATCGGCTTCTTAGCTTTGATTGGCTTCCTGCGGGCAGTGTTACTCTTAGAGGCCTTTTGAGTAACAGACGCGGAACTCCCCCGGGGCGGTGCTCGTTTCCGTCGAGGATGTGTGATATCATGTATCGTTTTCTGCAGATCATCACCTATGATATCAGTACGTTCTATCTCAGATGTAAACGGGCCCGTTACAGTCTGTAGTACGTCTTCTGCAGTATCCTCGATAGATGCTAACAAGTCTTCTCCTTCTTTTTTAGCTGCTGCTTTAGGGTCATTCTTCCACATAATGACATCTTCCTTAAAGTTCGCAGTAGATTCGTCGAAGATTTCAACTATATCTTCTTCCATTTCTTTAATGTCTTCATCAATAGTTGTTTTATATGCAGGCACATAAACACCATGTTCCACTTTTATCATCTCCGGTATATTTACCTCTGCTTCCTTAACGGTTGTTTCAGAACTAGATACTGCTATAACGGTAAATATAAAACATATAAGCTAATTTATTCGCTAACCTCCATGACGAGACGGATCCTTACCTTGTGCAGGAACACTAGCGGTCTTTCCTCCGTTCGCACGTGCTGCTAAAGTAGCTGCAGCTTGGGGAACCCTCGCTGATAATGTTTGGAATCTTGACTCCCCCGCATCCGACGAGAATTGGATCTCTTGATTACTCACGATGTGAGTAAGCAGACGCGTAGGAGTCGCTGCGGCTCTGCAATGGAATCGGAAGTAGATCATGTCGTACCCAGTATCGATATAGTTACGGATTGCATTATAATTCTGCATTCCGTACCTCTCTCCATTGTTGGCACCACCTGTTCCGTTCCAATCGACAACGTAGGGACTACCGACAATACCGATACCAGACTCGACTCCACCTTCAATAGTGACTGGAGTACACAGTTGTGTAAAATCAACTTCATCCTTCACTTGATGTAGTTGAAATTCACGCTTGTGTAAGTCTTTAAGTCTTCCAGACTCATAAGTCATCTCATCTGTTATCGGCTTGAACTGATAGTTAGCCAACGTGTAGTATGGCAATATAGTTCCGTTGCCACGGCCGGTTCCATTGTCGTGCTGATCCAATCGGAAGTCAAAAACAGACATTGAGTCTGTTACCCGAACCGCCTCCCACCAACCATCATCTTCTTCTGCGGCGTTAAGTAACTCGAACCGCGCTGCTTGAGATACGACACGCCACGAGTGATAATTCTCCTTGGCAGCCAATGTACTCATTCCACTCGCGAGGTCGTGTGTATAACTGAATCCACCCGCATCGTTGAATGCAGGAGAGCTGATTGGTACGGAGTTGAAGTTTTGACATCCGATTACAACCAAGCCCCCAGATTGGCCGGGGAACAGCAATGCGTGCATTATATTCCCCGCCCCAACATTAAAATGTTCCCGAGTTGTAGTAAACTTCTGTCCGATGGACGTACCGACCTTTCCATCGGGAATCTTGGGTTGCATGTTTGTCCGATCAAAGGGCATCAGTAACGGCTTCAGTAGGTGCGCTGCCGCTCCGGCGATTCCGGCTTTCTTGGTTTTCTTTGTTGGCTTCCGTTTCGTCGGGTTCGGGCGGCGCTGTACTGACGTCGTTCTGCGGCGCCTGCCTTTGCTCGGTGTTTTTTTGGGTGCCATTTCTCAATCTGAACGGTATACAACAGTTACAATAAATCACACACTCGTATGAAATCTTATTTGCTTCAGCTTCTATACTCGCCATAGAATTATGTAACATACTGTCTCTAACGTCCAGATCGAGAAGTGGCCCCATTTTTTCATTTGGCCCCAGTTCCTGGTGCACGTTTGAGATTGGGGCCTACTGCGGACTCGTAGAATCCTACAGAAATGGCCCCAATTTTGGCGACGAATAACATTGTATATCGTCGCCAAAATTAGTGCCAGTAAGGGTTTTACAGAGCACCTACGTGCTACGGCATAATGCTACGCATTATTCCTACCATAGAAACTATCAAAAAACCTACGATAAATCTTACGGCTTTTCAACTACTGAGTTTCATTATGGCGCGCGGTACTCTTTCTACTTACTGTCTCTGTCTCAAACATTTATGCCTAATCAGTGCTCGAATCGAGAGACTCTCACAAAACTACAAAAGGGGGCTTTCATATATCATGAGTGTCTTTTCGTTCAATTCAGCTGATTTCGCACGTCTCTTAGCAGATGAGGATACTCCTCCTCTGCCATCTCTAGGAGGTCTGTCATCCATCGTCGAAGAAGAGTGTAGCGTCCTAACATCTCCTACGCTCTCGGATATCTCGTCTAAGCTGTCTGATTTCAGTAATGCGAAACCGGGTAGAAATAAGATCAGACGTTGTATGATTACTATCTTCCCTGTCGATGATGAAATGAAGTGGCTCGATCCTTATACATACTTTCAGAACCCTAACAGAACACTTCAGATTTGGTGTGGACAGTTCGAAAAGGGGGGTGACACCGGCAAGCTTCACGCTCACATTTACATGGAGTTCAAGAATGAAGCGGGAAAGAGATTCGGGACTCTTGCTTCACTCTTTAAAACCAAGACCGGGTGTCATCCCAATATTCAAATTCCAAAGAAATCTTCCATTAAGCAACGTCAGGGTGCTGTCAACTATGTGTCAAAGGTCGAGACTCGCGTAGAGGGACATGAACCATACTTCTGGGGGGGTAACTCCCCTAAAGTTGCCTTCGATCAGAAAGTGTGGGAAGCACGCACAGCCAAGCCAACTGACAGAACATCAAAGAAGTCTGACGAAGTCGAAGAGCAACGTTTACATATCGAGAGCAAGCCAATGCATTGGACGTGGGATCAGATCGTTCACGAGTCCGATGAGTCAAAGGCATTGCTAGCTACATGCTCGTGGGGCACGAAGTATCATCAAGGTCGCTACGCGAGTACACCAAGACGTACGATCCAGGATGTAGTTATTTTGTACGGCGCCGGTGGTACTGGCAAAACTACATTAGCCCATAAATGGGATGAAAAAGATGGGGAGGATTTCGAAGAAAGGTACTTCCGTCGTAATCCTGATGATGGTAACTTTTGGGGCGGCGGCCGAACAGCTTACAGGGGGCAGCGTATCGTCCACTTTGAAGAGTTCTGCGGGCAAGAACCATTTCACCGAATCAAGGAAGTCTGTGATGTCGGTAAGCATGGCCCGTCAGTCAACATCAAGAATTCGGGAACCGATCTGAATCACGAGATAGTTATTTTTACATCAAATAACCATCCTGCTGGGTGGTACAGAGGACTATGGGAGAAGGAACATAAACAGTTCCATCCATTCTGGCGACGCGTCAAGAAAGTTATGTTCTTCCCCACTTTACGTCCAGACGGGACCCCGAATGTTCCAGACGAAGAGCATGAACCCTACATGGTAGACCAGACTGAAGAATGGCTAACAATGGACGGAGACTACGCTAAGTGCGTATCACACTCTTCTAAGTACTGGAAGATGTCAGAAGATGTGCACGAATCCACTTACGGTATTGTACACGCAAAGGGATTTGGCGTTTCTGACAGTTATAGGAATAACTAA